TTCTCTGACAAACCCAACCTTCGGCAACGTGACAGTCACGGGCACCGAAACCATTGGCTTGCCTGCCGCACAGACGGTTACAATCACCATTGCATCCCCAGCGCAGGTTTCAGCCTCTGTTGTCCCAGTTGTCAACACCCCCGTGGTGTTCTCGACCAGCGGTGCACTGCCAACGGGTCTTACGGCTGGCACGACCTATTATGTGATCAACCCTACGGCGTCGACGTTCAACGTTGCGACCACGATCGGTGGTACAGCGATTAATACGTCTGGTACGCAAAGCGGTGTGCAGACGGCCACGTTCTCGTCCCAGTTCGCTGACGCACTCAATATCACCAGCAACAGCAAGCTTGCCCTGAATCTGCCCAATATTGCCGAAACGGCCACAGTAGCGGCCACGGCGGCAACGGGTACGATTAACTACGATGTGCTAACCCAATCGGTATTGTATTACACGACCGCAGCAACAGGTGACTGGACGCTCAACGTTCGCGGCAACTCGCTTACCACGTTGAACAGCTTGCTGGGCGTTGGGCAATCCTTGACTTTGGCTTTTTTGGTTACGAACCAAAACGCCGCTGCACAAACAGCAACAATTACAATTGCTACGCCTGCGGTGTTTACTTTGACAACTGCTCCGGCCAATGGAACGCCCGTGTCCTTTTCGACGACTGGCGCACTGCCGACAGGCCTCACGGCTGGCCAAACTTATTATGTAATTAATTCTTCTGGAACTACATTTAATGTAGCGGCTACAGTTGGGGGGTCAGCCATTGCTACCTCTGGTACACAATCGGGTACACAAACCGCCACGTTCTATGGCCTGTTCAACAATGCGTTTCAGATCGATGGCAGCGCAGTGACGCCGAAATGGCAGGGTGGAACAGCACCATCGCTTGGGACAAATAATGCAATTGATGTGTATATTTACACAATTTTAAAAACGGCATCGTCAACTTATACTGTTTTTGCTACAATTTCTTCCTTCAAATGAGGACAGAATAATGCCAACTATTATTACACAAGGTGCTGCATCGGCTTTTGGCTTTGGCTTTTCGGGAAGCTCTTGGGCCGATCTGCTTATTTCCCCCAGTGTAAATGGTTTAAGTACTTGGAATTTCGCCGCGCAAGGCAGTTTGGTTATTTCCACGGCGGGAATTTACACAATAACCGTTCTTAATCCCATTCAAAAAACAATTAAAATGTGGGGCGGCGGCGGCGGAAATAATGCAAGAAATGGCGGCGGAGGCGGTTATTCAACAGGTATATACGCTTTTTCCAAAATAGCATCTTACACAATTGTTGTAGGTAGTGGGGCCACCAATGGGTTACCCGGTGCGTATGGCGGCGGCGGCACTGGCGGCACGGCCACTGGCGGAACATACGGCGGCGGCGGCGGCGGATTTACCGGAATTTTTTCAGGTACGGCAGCATCGTTAGCCAGTGCAATTGCCTTGGCAGGCGGCGGCGGCGGTCCCGTAGTTTATGAAGGGGGCTATACTGGCGGCCCCGGCGGCGCTGGAGGCGGCGCTACTGGCCAAACAGGCCAATCCGGGGGGAGCACTGCTGGCTTTGGAGGAACTCAATCCGCAGGCGGGGGCGCTGGATCACCCTTTGATGCACAATCCGTAAACCCGACATCAGGTTCGGCGCTTCAGGGCGGCAATGGCGGAAGTGTTAACTCAAGTGATTGGGTCGGCGGTGGGGCAGGCGGCGGCGGCTATTATGGTGGCGGCGGCGGGGCAGGCGGCGGCGGAACATCTGGCGCGGGTGGCGGGGGTTCTGGTTATGTAGGCGGACTAATTGGCGGAACAACACTTTCAGGCTCTGGGTATACTCCAGCTAATTCTTCTGATTCACAAAGGGGAAATGCAGGAAATTCGCAGACCGATGGTTCTTTTATAATTGTGGCATAACTCATGGACCCATTTACCCTGATCGCTGGCGCGACTGCAATTTACAACTCTATCAAGTCCGCCGTCGATGCTGGTCAGGATATGATGGCAACTGCCGAAAAGGTAAGTAATCTTTTTGGCAAAATAGGCCAAATCGTTACAATTGCATCCACGCCGCGCAAGAAAAAACTATTCCAATCGCAGGCCGAGTTTGAAGCCGAGGCGGTAAAGGTGTATGCCGTCAAAGCCAAAGCCCTCGATATGCAGCTTGAAGTCAAAAACTTGTTTGTTGGTCAATACGGAAAAGCAGCATGGGAAGGCATCCAACGGCAGATCATCGAGATGCGGAAGGATGCGGCTAGGCAGGCTGCTGCGGCGCTTAAAGAACAGGAAGAAAACCGCAGGGATTTGGTTATGGTTAACAGCATAGTCGGTTTTCTAATATTGGGTATCGGTGCAATCGGTATTTTCCTCATGATCACGGTGAAATAAAATGCTTCAGGCTTTAAAACACATGTTCACAGGAGTGGACAACGCAACTTGGGATATTGGCCGCATTCTATGGGCCAAAATGTCGATTGTTTATTGTGCAGTTAGTGCTTACCACGCCGTGCAACACGGAAACTTTGACCCTCAAAATTGGGCTATCGGCGCAAGCGCCATCCTTGCAGGTGGGGGCGGCGGCCTAGCATTAAAGTCTAAGACGGAGCCAAGCAATGTTTCTTCTGCTTCTTAACCCTTGGGTACAGCGGATCGCGATCGTCGTCGCCTTGATCATCGGCTACGCCATTTGGGCTAACCATGAAAAAGACCTCGGCGCTGCGACCGAGCAGGCTCGTGAGGAAACGATCGCCATCGAGCATGCACAAAAGGTTGACACTGTTGCTGAGGCTGTAGACCAGTCTGTGGCAAAAGATAATACCCCACAAGACACCCTTCAAAAGCAGTGGAGCCAACCATGAAACGTTTATTGTTGCTTGCCATGTTGCCTCTTGCCGCATGCATGCCCAAGCCAGAAACCAAGATTCTCGATACGTCCTGCAACTGGGTAAAGCCTATTTATGTCCGCAAGGCTGACAAGCTAACGGACACGACGGCAAGCGAAATTCTTGCCCATGACGACAAGTGGAAGAAGTTCTGCGGGACCAAATGAAAAACAACTTCGAGCAATGCTTTTACCTCGTGCTTAAAAATGAGGGCGGATATGTCGATAACCCTGCGGACCCCGGCGGTGCGACCAACTTAGGATGCACTAAAGCAGTTTGGGAACAGTATATTGGACATTCGGTAACCAAGGACGATATCAAGGCACTAACGCCCAACGACGTCATGCCCCTGTACAAAGCCAAGTATTGGGATACGATAAAGGGAGACGATCTTCCTGCGGGTGTGGATTATGCCGTCTTTGATTTTGCCATCAATTCGGGGCCGTCCCGCGCCGCAAAAGCCCTTCAGTCGGTACTCAATACCAATCCAGACGGACAAATCGGACCCGCCACGCTTCGCGCTCTTGAAACGTCAAACCCTCGTGAGATTGCGACAAAAGTATGCGAAGCCCGATTAGCCTTTTTGCAAAGTCTGTCAACCTATGCTAATTTCGGTAAAGGCTGGTCGCGGCGTGTTTCGGAAGTCGAAAACACGGCATTTAACATGGCTGGGTAATAGAAATGACCACGACGACGACAGCTCTATCCTACAACGCATATGTGACCCAGATCGCGACGATGGCGATCTTGCAGCAGACGCTTGTCACAACGGGCACGTCGCCAAATAGCCTTGTTACCTCGTCGGATGTTAACTTCCAGAACATCATCTCGCAGATGCTCAACTACGCCGAGCTGCGAATCAGCCGCGATGTCGATTTTCTGGCGACCCAGAACCAGCAATCATTCTCGGTGGCATCCGGCACGAATCAATTGCCGATTAATCCAACGGTTGACTTTGTCACGTTGCAGACCATCACGGCCACCAACAACAGCACTGGCGCGGTATCGACGCTTACGCCTGTTTCCAAGAGCTTTTTGCAAAACGTCTACGGCACGGCGGCTGGCGCAGGTGCGCCGCAATATTTCGCAATGTTCGGTGGTGACCTAGCTACTGGCGGCCAAGCCCAGCAGAACGTGATTTTTGGCCCTTGGACCGACACCAACTACACGTTTAACGTAACTGGCACGACCCGTCAGCCTACGCTCTACAATTATGCTGTTTCTGGATCGGCGGACACGACCTACACGTTTATCAGCCAGAACCTGCCGGACCTGTTGCTTATGGCTTCGATGATCTACCTGTCGGCCTACCAACGCAATTTCGGTCGCGAATCAGATGATCCGCAGATGGCGCAGTCTTACGAGAACCAATATCAGCTTCTCCTAAAGGGCGCGATTGTCGAAGAATCCCGCAAGAAGTTCCAAGCGGATGGCTGGACATCATATTCGCCATCCCCTGTTGCCACGCCGACGCGAGGATAAGCCATGCCGCATGCAACAATGCAGCTTATCCCCGGAATTGATACAAACGAAACTCCCGCCCTTAATCAGGCGGGTTTCTCGCAATCGCAGCTTGTTCGCTTTATCCAAGATCGTACAGGCAAAGGCCTCGTGCAGAAGATCGGCGGCTGGCTTGCTTGGACAACGAGCAAATTTACCAATGCATCGGGCGTAGGCAACGTAAACGAACTTCGCGCTTGGGAAGATTTGAGTTCGGTCGCACGTCTGGCAATTGGCACGTCGACTGGCTTGTTCTATGCCCCAGCATCCAGCACCACACCGACGCCCATTACGCCGCAGACGATTGCATCCGATTCGGTAGTCAACTCATCGCAAACGGTCAC